GCGATTGCGTTTGACGAGTTCCCCGACAGCGAAGATGCGAAGGCAATGGAAGCCTACGGGGGGTATCTCAAGCAGTATCAGGGCGCTCGGTATGACGTGCAAGTCGGCGCGGCTGAATCCCGCGGGAAGTTTTTGAAGGGACACCCCCGATTCTGTGGTGTGGCAGTCAAGGTGTCACCTGAATCGAAGGAAGCTCCCGATGAAGCGTATCGGGAACCGGAATCGAACGATAAGGAAATCTCACTGGACTGATCCATGCTGAAACTTGCATTCCCCTTCTTCAAGTCAACCGCTGCTCCCCCCGAGGATGCTCACCGTTGCGCCGCGGGGCATCACCACGCCGTCTGGTTGTCGCAGAACGGTGACAAGTACGGTATCTGCCCGCATTGTTGGAAGAAGTGGGGATTCTCCGGGTACTTGGCGAAGTCGTTTGGCGAGAGTCCGTTGGATGGGAGGCTGGAAAAAGCGCACGTCAAGGGCCACTACCGGACGGTCGGCGGGAAGCGGGTCTGGGTGCGGGAACATGAAGACAAGAGGGGGAAGCATACGCAGCCGCATCATTTAGCACGTCCGACGCTGACCCCCGGCGAAGACTACGCGCAGAACGGCACGCGGTCGAAGGCGTTCAAGGCGTGGTTTGGGCCGTGGGAAACTGATCCGGAGAAAGCGTCAAAAGTCGTCAATGAAGACGGAAGCCCGAAGGTCGTTTATCATGGGACACAAGCAGATTTCACGGAGTTTTCGTTTGGAGCCCTACGATCCGCAACGAACCATCCGACGACTTATTTAGGGTTTTTCTTCACGGAAGACAGGATTCAGGCGAGAAAGTTTTCAGGGGAGAAATTTATACCGGTGCTTGTTGATGAGAATGCGCTACTACAGGATATGGGCCTATATGATATTTGGTTTTCAATGGATGGCCCTTCAGATGAGCAAAGAACAGCGTTCCGGGATGAATATGCGAAAAGGCAAAAAGTCAGGATCGAGACACCTAAATCGTCTCACACCCTCTCTGTGTATCTCAGAATTAGGAAACCATTTACTCTGACGTTTAAGCAATGGTGCAGGCATTTCACTGATCCTCTTATTGATGAAACCGAGGAGTCGGATGAAAGAGTGAAGAGCAAGGCTATGCGCCTTCGTCAATGGCTGAAACATCGCGGTTATGATGGCATTCATTTTCTTCCTCAGGGCAAGCCAGGGAAAAGGGGAAGAGGAGAATACGCCTATGATACATGGATCGCCTTCTCCCCGACGCAGATAAAGTCCGCGGACAACGCGGGAACCTTCAGCCCGGACGACGCGGACATACGCAAGTCCTTCCGCTTCGTCTTCCCGCAGTCATCTCCCCTTGACGGTCAGGCGTGGTCGGCGGAGATGGCGGAATTGCGCAAGGCTGCCAAGAAAGCGAAGAAGCTCGACTTTGGTGAAACGTCCGCCTCCGGCGAGCGGTGGGTAACGGTTCACCCCCACGGTGACGACGAGAAGGGAATGCCGGTCCTTCTCCAGCAGAACCCGGACGGCACGTACACGGTCAAAGGCGGGGCAGGCGGCACGCTGAACGGCCTTCGCATGACCGATGTGAAGACGCACGATGAATACAAGAATGTCGCCCGGCAACGAGCGGTTGAGAAGCGCGAGAAGGCGGAAGTTGAAAAGGAAGCGCGATTCTCCAAGTTGTCATTGGAACACGCCAAGAAGGTATCCGCGGAGGCAATGGAAAGCGGAACCCAACTCGACAAGGAGCAGATAGCGAAGATCGCTGCCAAGCGCGCCCACGAGGAGTTGAAGGAAGAGCGAAAGGCGAAGACAGAGGAGCAAGAGAAGTTGGTCGTTCGCCAAGTAGAGAAGCAGCAGGACAAGATTGCGGAGATTGCCAAGGCGCAAGGCTGGGAAGGGTACGAATTGTCCGATGAAGCCATTGGGAAGGCGCGCGAGGCTGCGTCCAAGAAGATTCTCAGTGACAACCCGGAACTGGCGTTTGACCTGCAACATGGCGATGACAAGGATCAGAAGCAGGCAAAAGCAAAGCTATCCGCGAAGATCGGCAAGGCCGTTGAGCGCGTGAAGAAGATTCACCATGCCCAACTGTACCGTCGGGCAAAGGAGGTTGAGCGCAATCTGCGGGATACTATTGTCACTGCACATGAAGACATTCAAGCGGACACGCTCGGCGACCTGGCTGTTGGCGACCTCGTGCAAAGCACGATGGGGGATACCGGCAAGGGGTTTATCGCCAACCTTCAGGATGAGGCAGAACGTCGAGGGATGGACATTCCCGCGGCGCATGTTGAGGCAGCGGCGCAAGGGCACCAAAGCCTGATCGAGCGTCATGATGGCGACATGGAAAAGGTCGCACAGTCAGTCCAGATGATTGACCGATTCCAGCGCGGGGCGCAGCAGTCACGGCAGGCCGTAGCGGAGATTCAGGCGCAACTTGGGGAGATGGGCGAATCTCTGGAGAAGATCAAGGGACTGGACACAATGCCCAAAGCGGCGTCCGTCGAAGACGCGGTCAAGGTACTCAGTTCCCTGAAGGCGCATGATGCAGAGTTGAAAGCGATTCGCAATGCGCTATCTGAAGTAGAAGCCTCGACGATTGATACCCTTCCGAAGGCGGCGGTAGTCGAGGCGGTGGACTTCGATCCTGAGAAGGCGCGCAAGTTAGTCGCGAATGACCTTGGGGAGTCGCGGCGGCAGCGTTCCATGTCGGCACTCCTGGAAGCATACAACGCACAGGACGCAGCAACACCGATTCGAGAGCATCGTTTGACCGGACACGTAGCGTACTTGTCCAACGTCTCCCACCTGACGGGAGTCCATGCACCTGACCCCGTGATGATAGACACGCTTGGTGAAAGCGGCACGGCTCACGTGATGCGGCGCGCACTGGAGTTGTCCGGGGCGGATATGCAGGGAATTCGTGGTGCGCTGGCAGAGCATCACGTGGCGACACAGGTTGCCATCGCCGACGCTGCAACGCTCGAAGCAACCGAGTTGTTCAACGCGGCAGACAACGTGGAGATCATGCCGATTGAGTCGGTTGACGAGATGCTGGCCGGGCTGACGAAGAATGAGCAAAAATTGGAACTGGTACGGCAAGGCCGGAAGAAATTAGGGCTGGCTCTTGGGCGGCTCGAAGCGGCAGGGGCGCTTAACGAGGCGTTGATGGGCACGAGTGACGGGAAGGAACGACAGGTGTCTCTTGGTGCTGTCGGCATGAAGGATGCCGTTGTCAAAGCTCATGCCCTCGGACTGGGTGAGGCAGACACGTTTGACGCTAATGGGAACCTCGTCAAGCAAGGTGATTTTCAGGTCTACAATGACGGGAAGAACAAAGTGTTGATCCTGCATCAAGCCGGGCTGGATCGCCTTGCCAATAGTGTCATGGAATCGCCGGAACACGCGCAACGGGTGAAGCTATCGAACGCCATTCGTACCGGCCAACACGACGAACAAGGTTGGTTGCCCAAGGGGTTTTCTCCAAGACCGGAGATTAACGTGTCTGCGGGGGGGAGCTGGAACGTCCCGCATTCTCCGTTGGACGTTGACCTATCCGAGGCGAAGGGCGCCGATGACATCGCAGAATCCTTGCGGGAATACATCGCAGCGCGCAAGGCTGGCACGGGGCATGAACCCGGCATGATCTGGAAGGAATTGTTGTCTGCCGAAATGAGAAATGGCACGCCTAAAGGAATGCACCAAGCGTATGACGATGCCCTGGATATGATCGTGCCGCCGTTCAAGCCAAGCAAGGCCGCTAAAACGGATCGCTCGTTGCGCGCGATGGAACAGGTGGAGTGGAACAAACAACGCGACGCGACACTTAACTCTTTAGCTGAGAAGTGGATTGACAACAAGGTGTCTTCGGGTGAAATGACGGCTGACGAGGCGAGTGTCCATAAACAGTCAGTACCGCAGAACTGGCAGATGCGCGACCTGCTTTACCAGTCCGTTTTACAAGACCCCCGGTTGCAGTACGCTTATATACCGCTTGGGAACCTTGGGGATCGTGGAAGACGGGCTGTGCGTGAGTATGCATTTGAGCATTATTTCCCGAATGAAGAGCGCAGCCAAGCCGATCCCGTATGGCAAGAAGAACAACTGACGGGTCTTTCCACGGCAACGGACCGAGCGAATAAACTTGGTTCATATCCGGCGTATGTTCAACACGAGTGGAGCAAATTACTCGCGCAGGGTCTGGACCCATATACCGAAATCCAGAAACATTGGCGGGAGTCATCTGTCACGCCTATCGGCATGTTTGGTGAAACACCTGAGCCACATGACTTTGCGACGGTAGACCTTAACGATGACGTTGCTCTTATTGCGGCAGCCAAGAAACGTCCCGAAGAACTGAACTATACCGAGAAGAAGCGCGTGGACACAGATATAGCATCTGGAACTTACCGCGAGATTGTTCCTAAACTGGAGGTAAGCGATACCCGGTCGGAGAAAACCATTGCAGATGAAGTGCGGGGGCGTATCAAGGAACGCCTGCGAGATTACGCCTATCGAAATATGATGCACGTGCGCCCCGAAGGCATGGAAAAGCTGACAGGGTATGACCCCGACAAGACCCCACCGGCGAGTGAACGTTGGGCGCGGTATATGTCTGCAATGGGTGGTGGGACCGGTAAAGCCGAAGAGCGTGCTTACCAAACAATTCAGGAGAAGATGCAGGGAGAACTTGCTGAACGCTTTGCGAAGGGATTCAAGCAATGGACGGGGCATGACTTCCAAACGGTAGCAGTGCCGTTGAAATATTTTGACGCGCACATGAAGGCAACCATGTCTGCCCAAGATTACGAAAAGGCAAAGAAGCTACTTGCTGAAGCGCAGAGTAAAAAGGCAAAGGTGCAAGCACGACGCGGAAGCAAGTTTGTGAAGGAACAAGAGGGCGCGCTTGCCCTGAAGATGGACATTGCGGGTCAGGATCAACTAAGTGCCTTTGGAGAAATGGAGGGAATGCAGGAGGAGCCGGTGAAGGAGGCGCACCGCTTGAGTTTGGGAAGTCAAGCTGAAGGAATGATCGCCGGGATGATGCCGAAGATCAACCTCAAGAAGGGGACGGTGGCCGCGGGTGACATTGACATGAGCACTGGTGACAACATTTTGCGCCAACGCGCAATCAAGGGCATTGCCGCGATGGGACGGTCGGGATTGACGTACGGGACAGGGAGCGGCAAAACTACGATCGCGCTGGGGGCGCATTCGTACCTGAAGTCTACGGGCGCGGTGAAGCGATCTATCATGGCGGTCCCGTCCGTGGTGCAGGAGCAATTCGGGAGCGAAGGCGCGAGATTTTACGACCCCACCGATCCCAACATGCCAAGTGTGTATGCCGACTCGAAGGGGAGTGCGGCGGACAGGCGAGCGGCCTACAGTGACCAGTCGGGGCACGATGTGGTTGTGGTCACTCACCAGGCGTTACGGGATGACCTGACTTGGGCGTTGTCGCAACACCAGTTTGGTGGGGATACGGCACAGGCACAGGAGTTCCTGCGGACGGCGCCGGAACACGAGCGCAATGAAACGATGAAGGATGCTGTCAGCGCGCAAGGTTGGAACTTCGATATGAGCGTTGTGGACGAAGGGCACAACCTCCTGAACCGCAAGGGGAAAGAGAACTCGATGATGGCGAACGCCATTGACTCCTTCACCCATGACAAGAAGTATCACGTCTCTATGAGTGCCGATCCGGTCAAAAACGACGCGAGCGAGGTTTTTGACTTTCTCCACAAGGTGGCCCCCCAACGGTATATGGCTGAAGATTATCCAGGCGCTGGGCAGCGCGGGGTTGTCACTCGCGGTGAATTCATGCGGAAGTACGCCGTCAACACCCCTGCCGTGCGGGAGGCGCTGTCTCGTGAAATGGAACCGTATCATCTGACCGGACATATCAAGCCACCAGTGGAACGGCAAGACAAGACATACACCGTCTCGATGACGCCCGATCAGCAGACAGAATACAACCGCATGTTGAAGATGTACCAGCGGGCACGCGGGGCACGCAAGAAGGGCGAAGTCGATGTGGAGGCAGTGAAGACACTCTCTCCGGGGTCTTTTGAGAACATTCCCGAGGCAGAGCATGAGGCAATCGCCAAACGCCTTCAGAAGAGTGTCGGGATACTGCGGGATTCCGCACTGGACCGGGTGGTCAATTCTCACCCATCGTCGGCAAAGATGGACTGGCTTGACAGCCGACTCAAGGACATGCCAGCAGACAAGCAGCCCACAATCATCTTCTCGCACAGTCTGTCTGCCGTGTCTGCCATTGCCGACCACCTGAAGAAGCAAGGGGTGCGTGTAGCGGTGTTGCAGGGAAGTATGCGCGGGGACGCGAAAGAAGCGGCCAAGTTGGACTTTTCCCCTGCCTTCGACTCGAACACCGGGGAATATGTGACGCCACCGAAAGCCGATGTGCTGGTGTCCAGTGACGCGGGGTCAGTGGGGATCAACGCACAACGAGCAACGCATGTGATAAATTGGGACACGCCGCACACGTCAATGACCCACGAGCAGCGGGCAGCGAGGGCGCATCGCATAGGCCAGCGTAATGACGTGGTGGTTGATACCGTAGTCACTGATAGCCCGTATGAGAAGCGTCGGCAGGAACGGCTTGCGCGCAAAGCTGACTTGCGAGAAGCATTGACTCGACCAACGGCGGAAGTAGACGATTCAGGGTTGGCAGAAACACTGGCAAGGCACGTTGACAAAGAACGGGAAGATTTGGTACAACGGTCGGTAGATGCACTGAGGAAAGCAGCATAAGAGGGTAATTATGTCAGAACATGTAGGGAAGCAGATTGTGGACGGGATTCGGGAGCTTGCGAAAGCCGCCGGGCAGTACCATCTCGAAGGAGGGAGAGGGAGCAGCCACAAGGGGGCGAAAAGAATAATCGGGGTAACGTCATCGGGAAAGCTAATACCACATCCTTCTGAGGCACATTACAGAGTTCAGCTTCCTGACAATGGAACAACCAAGCCTGCCACCGAACATGCACAGAAGTACTTTCCGGGATGGACAAGCCGAGACCACGATGAGGCTGAGTCGCTCCATGGCGAGCATCGCAAGAAGCTAATGGACGATTGGGATAACATGCGGCGCACTGACGCAACGCCAAACGCGTCCCTCAAAGAGAAAAATTCTGCTCTGTTTGATTCTTTGCACGGCATAAGCAAGCGCATCGAAGAACATGAATCGGCCCGAAGGCTGCACGGACAGATGGGAGCATCCGCGAAGTTTGCGGAGATGGCGCGAGATTATGAAGCAGATGCGGAATCATCTGTGCGTCAGTACGGCCATAAAAAGGCACGGGAATTGGGATGGGAAGTATGACGGCAGGCAAGCAACGACTTCTTGACACTCTCCGCGACAGTGAAACTCACCGCGCGTCTATCATTGCGACGGCGCGCGGGTTACAGCAATCCGCGTTGTCCATGCAGGACAAACTCAATGCCGCGCTTCCCGACTTGGCGCGCGTTGCCGAGTCGGCAGAAGAAGAAGATCGACAGCGCGCTTACTCCGAGTACTTTGGGGCGCGGCAGAACCTGCACCGATGTGAACAAGCCTACCAGCGCGCACGGCGACAGGAGGCGATTGCGGAGGCGATGTAGTCATGTCTGTTAGAACCGACAAACCGGAATTGCTAATATCGTTTCCCCGTGACGATGTGATTCCTTTTGGGGATGCGGCAGATGCGCTCTGTATCGAACGCAAGAGTCTTCACCAGCGGTTGTCTCGTCTGCACAAGTCCGGGTCATTGAAGGATGGTATCGTCTACCGGAAGAAAGTGGTTCGCGAAATTGTCGGTGTCAGCCGGGCGGCATTGGATGAATTGAAACGCAGAGATACTACCTGAAAGTGTAGACATGTCTTCACTACCACAGGTGGCAGCAATTTGTTAGACTCACAGTAATGACAACTGAATAGATGCCCCGGCATTCGGGGAACGAGTTACAGAACGACGGCAGAACCGTCCCTGTATTTTCCATGACGCAAGGTCGCGTCGCGGAGAACGCAAGGACGGTTTTTTTGCATTCGGGGACAACAAGCATGGCAGACATCGAAATTCTTGTTCCGATCAGCAAAGCGACCAAAGACCCTAAGACGGGGGGCTTTTGGGTAGAGGGCGTGGCAACGGATGAGTCCATTGACTGGACCAACGAAATCACTGCCGCGTCGGATGTGCAGAAGTCTCTCCCATTACTCCAGAAGCACGGGCTTCTGAACTACGATCACGGGAAGTATCCGATTGGTAACGTGAAGGACGCCGAGCAGCTTCCGGCTATAACTCTCAAGTCCATGTTCCCAGGTAAAGCATTCAACGGAACCGGAACGTGGGTAAAGGGGTGGGTGCATCCCGTTACGGAATACGCTCCCGAAGACCTTCGCATGGTGCATCACCTCGCAGAAGTGGGTGCGGACCTGTTCTTCTCCATTCAGGGCGGAGTCAACAAGTCGAAGAATCAGTCCGTCACAACTAAAAGCGGGCGACAAGTAACTCTGATTCATCCTGAGTTTGTGAATCAGGTCGCTATCACCACCCAGCCAATCAATCCCAATGCTATTTGTCGCATGGCTAAGTCTCTCTCTGCCATGCTTCAGACTGATTGGGAAAACGATGATACTCCTATCAAACTGTTGGTTCCGTCGGTGGAACTTGCCAAGGGGATGGAGGCTGGTAGCGGAACCGATGCCGCGGGTTTCATCGGCGGTCGTGCTCTGCAACCGGAATCCCTGCACGGGATGGAGACGACTACATTTGACTGTCCCAAATGTGCCGCGAAGGTGCAGAAGGGGATGCGGCACTGCCCCTCGTGTGGGGGCGTGTTGCATCTTGGGAAGTCACTGGCTGACGGGCTGCGCGAGTTTTCCAAAATGGTATTGCGCATGTAGATGGGTTCAACGGTCCAGTAATCAATCTGGCCGAAATAATAGAAAGCTCAAGGAGGTAATTAAACATGAGCGAACAGTTGGAAGAAATCTTGACCGAATTGGAGGATCAGGAAACACCGTCGGGCGGACTGGTGGCAAAGGCATTTTCCGCGTTGGGGGATCTTGTCAAGTCCATGAAAGGCAAAAATAAAATGGATGACGACGAGGAACTCAGCGAGGAAGAGCTGGCTGCCCTGGCCGCGGAAGCAGGCGACGAGGAAGACAAGGACAAGAAAAAGGAAGGTGACGAGAACGAGGAAGACGACGAAACGCTCGCCCGCTCGTTCTACGACCGGGCTCTTCAATCCGAACCGCTGTCTGGAGTCGTGGACGGCGTGGCGATTGTCCGAGAATTGCTGAAGTCGTTCAGCGACCATATCTATGATACGGTCAAGCCACTCGTGCAGGAGGTCAAGGCGCTCCGCAAGTCGAACGCTGTTCTCTGCAAGTCCTTTCAGAAGCAGGAAGAACTCAACAAGTCCGTCTCCGGGTTCTTCGAGAACATCGGGCAGCATCAGTCTCAGCGGGTCGCTCCCTACACCCTGCTGCAAAAGAGCGGGGCCAACGGCAACGGCGCTCCTGACGTGAACACCATCATCAACAAGAGCATAGCGGCAGTGCAAAAGGGCCAGTTGAGCGCCAGAGACGCGCGACGGCTGGAGATTGCTGCCACCAGCAATCTCTGGAACGCTGAAATGCAGTCTCTCTACGCTCAGGTCGAAGCGGGAACCGCGTAAGCACCATAACAAAGCGAAAGCTAAGGAGGAATGATCTGAATGATTAACACACAAGCACTTATCGGGGGGGGTTCACCGGGCGGTCCTGGAGTGGCCGGGATGGCTGATTTGGCCCTCGTCGAAGAACTGAATAAGGCTCTGACATCCGGTTACGGTACAGACGCCGCCTCGTTTACTGGTGGTCGTGCCCTGCAACCGGAAAGTCTCGAAAACTACCTGATAACCACGACATTCGAGTTCAAGAACGAGTTCATCCTGTGGGGGATGCTCAAGAAATCCCGCACTCCCAGCGTCGTGGACATGTGGAACGAGCGAAGCGATCATGGTGGATCGCGTTACGGTGCGGCTGTTGGGGAGACATCAAACCCGAACAACTCAGTGTCCACTCTCGCTCGCAAAACGGCCAATGTGAAATACCTGCGCGTTCACCGGGAAATCTCCCATGTGATGACCGTGGTGGACTCCATCCCAGACGCGATAGCAGAAGAGGAAGAGTCTGGCACTCTGTCTCTGTTGCGGACTGCTGAGAAGCTGTTCTACGTTGGCAACTCTACCATCATCCCGCAAGAGTATGACGGCCTGGACACTCTCGTTGGAGCGAACTCAAGCAACGTCATTGACGTGTACCGCGACACTGACGGAGACGGCGGACCGCTGACGAAGAAGCTGTTGGCCAATGCCGGTCAGATTATCCGTCAGGTCGGTTACGGTCGGGCTTCCGCGTTGCTTCACTCCACGCTTGACCAGATTGACCTGGACATGCTTCAGGACACCAAGGAACGGACCATTGTTCCCATCTCGAAAGAAGGGGAAGGGGTCATCATTGGAGCTCCTGCTGCGGGAATCAACCTGATCTCCGGTGTTGTGAAGTTCCACAGCAACGTGTTCATTGAACCAGGGGCCGCGGCGCCTGCGGCAGCGACACCGGGAAGTGGCGTTCCAATCACTCCAACACTCGTGTCGGCTGTTGCTGACAGTACTGGTTCGCAGTTCACCGGCGCCTTTGCCGCGAAGAACTACTACTACAAGGTGACCGCGGTCAATGCCTATGGTGAGTCGGCTGCAACGTCGGCAACCAACGTGGCAACTGTTGCATCGGGCGAGCAGGTAACTGTACGAGTGACCACGGCGGACGCAACGACAACCGGATTCAACGTGTACCGCTCAAAGGGTGGCGCGGCTTCAGGAGCGGACTGCCGGTTCATGAAGTCCTACGCGTATGGTGATGGTGACGACAACCTGGTTGACACCAACGCCGATCTGCCGGGCACAACCCGCGCGTACATGCTGAACACGCTTCCACAGTACCGGGCGATTGACTGGCGGCAACTGTTGCCGCTCATCAAGTTCCCGCTTGCGATCACGGCTCCCGCCTATCCGTTCTTGCTCATGCTCTACGGGTATATGCGAGTCACGAAGCCGAAGCAGCATGTTCTGTTCAAGAACATCGTCCCGACCGGACATGATTTCGCTCCGGTCTAACCTCCCGCGCGATGAGGAGAGACGGGCTTGTACCGTCTCCCCTCCATGACATTACAAAGGACGCGGCATCATGCGCAGAATCATTAGTGAGGGTCTACAGGGAGAAGCATGGTTTGGCGACGCCCTGATTCGATGGGATAACGGCGAGGCTACTGGCATTGTTCGGGTAGCAGGCCCCGATGTTGATATGACTCCCGTTTCCGATGATGATCTTCAGCCGTTGCGCGATCAGGATTTCAACCGCGCGATCAGTCTTTCAGGACAGTTTTCGGTTGTTGAACCGGAGACTACCGAAGAGCCTGCATCTGACAACGCAGAGATTCACAAAGCCATTCCCCGCACGGGGGGAAAAGCTACCGGCGGCCGGAAAAGAGCCGCCAAATCTACTCCAAAGGAGACGGTAACTAATGGCAGCGATCACAGACAAGAAGCGGAATGACCTCAATCGGATGGCCCCGGCGGCATGGAAAGTCCAGCTGGGAACCATCATTGACCTGCTGGCCGACCAGTTGGGCTACCCGTCCATTTCTATCGAGACTGAAGGCACCGACACCATTGACGTGACGATCCAGATGAAGGATGCCAAGGCAGACAACCTCGCTGGAGTCTTCAGGATGGACTTCACCGTATCCGATGCCGCGGCAGGTGCTCCTACCACTGACCCGCCCTCCGGCGGCGTCACCGCGACAACCGGAATCCTGTTTGGGTTTGCTTCTGGTGTAAGTTACCTCGAAGTGACCCCGGACACCGTGGGTTGGATTCAGACGGACTCCACCGGAAAAGCCGTGATTCGGTTCACGGAAACCGGCACGGATACGTTCTATCTGAACCTGGTCAAGGGCAACAAGACCTACTCATCGGGTGCGATCACGTTTGCCGCTTAAAGAGGTGTCTCCGTGGTCATTACTCCCGGAAATGTGAAGGGATTGCTGGCCGGACTCTCTGAAAGCCTCGACGTACTCGGTGAAGACTTTGAGGCTTCTCAGAGTGTCCGGCAGAATTCCACTACCTACGTGGTAGGTCAGATGGTTATTCCGACCACGAGCAACGGATACGTGTACCGCTGTACTGTGGCCGGAACCTCTGGCATTGCTGCGCCCACCTGGCCTACCTCAAATGGGCATACCGTGACCGATGGCACAATTACTTGGACTACTTACGTCCGGAATGACGCGGCGATGTTCTCCCGCATGGAAGCCGCGGAAACCGAGATTCAACGACTGACCGGGACCCGACTCGAACCTACCATTATCAAGATGAACCCGGCTGAAGGCGATGAATACGACCTCGAAGAAGACCCGTTTGACTATCAGGAACGGCACTGGAAGGGATGGCCGCGGTTCAAGACCCGATGGCGTCCGATCATTTCCGTTGAGCGTGTGGCTGTCGAGTGGGGCGAAGGTTCAGGGCTGTTGTCCATCCCACTTGATTTTGTCCGCTTGCGGAAGAAGTTAGGAGTGATTTCCCTTGTGCCGTCCGGTTCTGCTGCTGCGGTAACAGTGGGAAGCGGGTATCACCTGCTCTCGTGGCTGGGCGGGACCCAGCGCATGGGGATTGTCCCCCAAATGGTGGCCATTGACTACACCGCGGGCGTAACAGACATTCTGAGTAACCCGGACTATGCTGATCTTCGGGAGTGCATTGTCAAGGAAGCCGCTCAGCGAGTCATTGAAGCGATCATTGACGCGATCTCTCGGGGGGCTACCAGTATCAGTCTGGACGGGCTTTCAGAGTCAGCCGACGTGTCCGGGCTGGCGGAACAACAGCGAGTCATGCGGGAGTCCGTGGAGAAGTTCGTCCGGTCGTACAACCAAACCATGCGTGCGCCTCGGATGAAGGTATTGTGATGAACGATGAGATTGCAGCCGGAACACTTTCGGAGAGTCATTCACAGGCATGGCGAGACGGTCCTTTGGTATCGCGCTACGCCGAATCCGGCAAACAATCCGGGGACGAATGATTTTGATGAAGCGGCGGATGACACGCTTTACACTACCGTCAGTCTGTCAAGCTCGGTCAAGGTGCTGATTACACAGGCACAGCGAGAGTATATCGACCGAGACTTTGGGGCGGTGCAGAAAGGCGATCTGTTTCTGACCACCATGCCCGACGAGGTGCGGATCGGAGCTATGGACAAGGTTGTGCTCTCGAACCGCACATGGGAGACAAAGGAGCGGCACGTCAAGGGAACCAGCGACACGTTACAGTTTACGCCGGTTGTGAGTGTCACCGAAATCAGGGATGAAAGTCATGGAGTCATTGAAACAGCAAGGTATGCAGTTAATCTCTTAACCGGCGCGATTACCTTCAATGGCACGCCGATACCGGCAATGGAGGCGACGTACACCGTGACGTACCTGTACCGCCCGACGTTCTGGTACATCGGTGCAGCGCAAAGTGGGAACCGTCCTGCACCGGGGTTCGGTGAGGCTTTACCGCAACGAGGGATGTTGAGTTGGAAACGACCGGGGGGAGAGGAATAGATGCCACGCAACCTTACACTTTGGGACTATGCCGACATGACGCACCCGTTCTACACAACGATGGAGGGGGCGGCTGTCGTCGGTGAACCATTGCGTGACACGTATCCTGATTCGCTGGCAGGGACACGGAAACCGGACATGCAGGCGTCGCCCATATCGACGCCATCGCAGACAAAGTTTCGCGAACCGTTGCAGCTTGCGATTGAGACCATGCCCTCCGCCGGTATCTGGCAGAAGGACTCCTCGGGAAACACCGTGATGAGCATTCGTCGCCGGAGCCGGTTCATGAAGATGGTCGAGTATGCCAACCTCGACGGTATCCGGCAGACCGCGCAGAAGATGTTTGATTGGCTTCAGGGGATGTCCGTTGGGCCGTATACGATGAAGTTACTTCGCAAGATGGGACATCCCTACGGGCTGGGGAAGGTCGTTCCAAGCCGGTACAAGGGGAAAACGCTCGGCAACGTATCCCGATATCGTACAGCACGACTGACAGGGAAGCCACAACCCAACTTGCCAACACAATCAAAGGTTCCTGATATGACCGTTATCAACGTTCAATCCGGGAAATTGTTACGCAGTTGGAGGTTTTCTGTGACGTTGGACGCAACGGGATTGTCCGTGAACTTCTGGAACACGGCGAAGTCAGAGCGCGACGCGCCGTACCCGTGGTTCCTCGTACATGGAACGACGAAGATGCAGCCTCACGGGCCGTGGGCACATGTGGCGAAGCAGTTTGAGCAGGAGTTGAACATGGCCTGGCTGGCTGTGACCAATGTCGCGTGGCGGAAGTCATCTGCAATGGCGGGTGTCATGGGGCAGGAACGCGCAATGAGAATGGCAGGGATACCGAATGGCGGCTAATCCTGCTGACATCATCGCTCGCGCAAACCTGTACCTGGGCAGAACCGCCCCGGCGCTTGACCATGTGTTGCGGCTGCTGAAGCAGGACCTACCGGGGACGATCACTTATGTAAACACGAATTTCGACCGGGGCTTACCTGCCGTCAAGCAGTGGGACTATGCGAAGGCGCGAATGGAAGACGACGCATTCCCAGCGATTATGGTTTCGACGGCAAAGCAAACTGTGGAGTTTGGGGCCGGGCACATGGACACCCACAACGTGGTTGTATGGGTGGTCTACGAGAGAACTGAATCGAGGAAGCAGATACGGGAGTCGGTGGACATAGCAGAATTGGCGACGGCGGTGTTGCATTACTACAAAGACGCACAGACCGACCCGGACGGCAGGGTAGTCTGGAACGACTTTCTACCAACCGGGTTAAGTCCCATCCCGCCGGACTTTTCGAATTACAGCGGCTATGCCGCGCACTTTCAGATGAGACAAACGCCCGGATGCGGGCTATGGTGGACGGAGTGATGAGACCATGAGAATACCATTGCCTCCCTACCCTGGGAGTTC